TTATATTGTTCTATTAATGATAGATCAGCTGCCGATAAACCAAAGTTTACCCAACTAAGTTTTTTAGGTGTAATGATTACATCACCAGCATTATTACTTGATTGATAATTAGATTTAAATTTATCTTTTAATTGTTGTGCTTGGACCTCATTAAGATCACCCTCATCACTCATTAAAACACCCCTAGCCATTTGATTCTGTAAATATTTAACACCAGTAACAGCTGCCTCATTATTTGTGGTCATTGCTCTAAAACCAGCTTTAAGTGGTGATTGACCATAAAGATGTGAACCACTACCATCATAATAAGGTTGGAAATCTTTAATATGGCATATTTGATCAGCTGGAATTGAATATTGACCATTGTACTCAACTCTATATTCTTTGACTGGTTCTAATATTCCACCACTTACAACCTCCATTATTTGTGATGGCATAACATATAATTCTTTATATTTTCCAACATTATCACCAGTATCAGGTGCAATGCCATAGATATATCTATTGCCTGTAAGTTTACCAAATGCAACAACCTCACTAATCCATGATGCATAAGATTGTGCTGGATTTGGTCGATCTAATAATTCATGCAAATCAGTATGTTCTAGTTCAATCAATGCGTGTTTTTTAAGCATGTTAGCTTTATGAATAATAGTTCCATCGATCATCCCACTAGTCATGGCTTTATATCTTTTCAATTCATTATCACTTCTTTTTTCATAAATATGTAGTGGAACTGATGATGCTGCTTTAGCTATTAGATTAATTATTGAATAAACAGTTGAGTTTTTTCTGTAACCCTCATTGATATAATTATCATCATTTTCAGGATTCCATACAACACTTTGACCCAGATAATTATAAATAGCTTGATTATATTCTTTGGCTGTTTGTTGTGTGTTTTTTACAATAAGATTTTTAAACCTTTCAAAGAATGATGCCATTAATATATAATTTTTTGTAAAAATACAAAATATTAAATTTCTTTTTTATATAACAAAAAAGTCATTTCTATTTTTCCATCTAGAATAAGTGGCATATCTAATTGAATCCATTAGGTGATCACTACCACCCCTTGGTTTGTTTATGATTGTGCCATCTTTTAGTTGTTCATATAAATATGCTTGTTGCTCTTTTTGTATGTTTTTAGATTCATGACTTACATAAATGTCATATTCTTTTAGTAATGATATTCCAGCATTTATTGATCCTGGTCCCTTTACAGCTGGTTTGGCTAATATATCCATTTGCCTTAATTCCTCAATACTCTTTGGCTCGGCACTATCACAATACATTAACATTTCACTTAATTTATTTTCTTTTAAAAAGTTTGCAATATCTCTATTGGTCATTCCCTTTTTATACATAAGTTCATGAATATATAATTTATCATTTTGTTTACCCACCATACATATTGCTAGATTATCCATTGAGAATCCAAAATCACATCCTAATATCACATCATCTAATTCAGGAAACTCATTGTGTGGAATATAATTCCAATTCCTAAATATTTGCCTTTCACTAAATACTGCCCTTTGTCCCTCACCATACACTCGCCAATAATCAGGATCACGATCTTTTAATCTCTCAATTTCTTTTATTAATTCTTTTGGTAAAAACTTATTGTCTTTGTAAGTTGATAAAAACAAATCAACATCATCTCTTTCAGTTAAATCATAAATCCAATGAATAGGATCAGATGGATTAAAATCAATAATAATGTTGTTTCTAGTTCTCATTGCCAATTGCCTATATTCCTCTAATAATAATTCATTGCCCTCATTGAGCCATGCAATGTCCCTGGCTGAACCTCTAATCTTTTGTGAATCATCGGCACTGAAGAACTCTAATGTATGCCCATTATAACTAAATGTGTTTTCAGCTTTATTAAACACCCCATCCCAATAAATACCAATGTCTTTGGATATGTTTAGAAAATCCCTTAGAACTGATCTTTTTAATGCTGGTAATGTTTTTCTAATAACACTTATAACTAATGGTTCTTTGGTTATTGTCATTAGATATAAAAGATATTGCATAATGGAATAAGTTTTTCCTGATCTTGATCCACCCTGAAATATTTTTAATCTTTGATTTGATTGTAATGCCTCATAGAACTGTTTGTTGCAATATTGTTCTATTTTTTGTCTTTGGCTGGTTTCCATTCAATTAGTTTGCTTTTGACATCGGCATCATGTTTAATTTCTTGCCTTTCAACATACCCTCTTTTTTTGCCTTTAGTTTTGCAATAAAATATAATACTAGTAGTGTCCCCATCTTTTATTTTTTCATGTAGTTTACTTTCAACAAAATCCAATGTTTGATCATTAACATCATCAGCTGCCTTTTTAAAATCTTTATCATTATTATACCAATTATAATAAGTTGCTCTAGCAACCCCAGCTTGTTTACATGCAGTTGTAACAATACCTAAATTATTTTCCAATGCCGATATTAGTTTCTTTTTTATAGTGTCTAATTTGTCCATTTTCATATTGCAAAAATAAATAAAAATAAACTCTATTTGTTTTTTTTAAATATGTGCAAATATAAATCCCATATTTTATCTGATGCTAAAGATTGGTTTTTATATGTTAATGGTGATCTAGTCATTTGACCATTATTATTAACCTCAATATAACATTCTTTTCTATTTTGAATTGGTACTATATAAATTTTAATATTGTTTGCTAAACACCAGGATTGTGCTTCAAAGTAGATATTCATTCTATGCCTTTATAAATAAGTTTTAAATCTTCATGTTGTTTTTTCATATTATCTATATGCAATGCAAATCCAAGCAGCAAATAATTAATAGCATCAGCATATCTTGATGCAATAGGTTCTGCTTGATGCATGTCAGGATTACCAGCATGACTTAATATAGCTTGTATATGTTTATCTAAAAACACACCCCAAACCTCACTAGGTTGTAGCTTTAATCTTTTTGCTGTTGATTTAAAATTATGTAATATATCAACATTTTTATTTGTGTACTCAGGTTGTTTAGCATCCATAATTTTTTGGCAACTATCTAACAACTCTTTTTTAATTTTATTATATTCTTGTTTGTCCATAATTAAAATAATTCTGTTTGATTTATATTTTCTTTTCGTTTTATACCCATAACAATATCTAATATTGTTTTACCAGCTTGATAATCAACTAGGTTTCTAGCAATTTTTTGAACACTTTGTTTGCCTTTATATAATCTAAAGTTATAATCATGAAATTCACACCATTTATCAACTTCATTTTTTGATTCCATAATATTACATTTTCTTTCATTTAAATTATTAGGTAATGTAAAGTTTGTCCAATATAAATGCCTACCTTTTTTTTGAGCTGAAATCAATGGCTCATAATATGGAATTACATTTTCAACAACAAATTTTCCTTTGAACCATTTTTGTAAAAACAAAATTTCTTGATACAATTTCATATCAGGATAAACTGGTTTTGTTGTGTTTCTCCTAGCAAATCTTGATCTACTATGGGTTGGGCATGGTGGGGATGACCATATAAAATCAAATTCTTTATAATGATCTAATAAATATTGATGTGCATCAGTAACAATAACTTTATCATTTGTAAATCTTTGTTGGTATAATTTAGCTAGTTCCTCATCCCATTCAACAGCTGTGATTTCATGTTCATCACCCCATTTGTATCTATTGCCACCTAAACAAGCATATAAGTTTAAAATTTTCATAATTAAAAAGGTAAATTATCATCTTTGATTATTGTTATGCCTTTGTCATTCATTGTAACTTCTTTATATACACCACCATTTTTAAAATCAGGTGCAATTTCAAAACTACCTAATTGACCATTGGCTTTTCTTTTTATCTTTTCTATAAACATAGTAACACTATCACTACCAAATTTTGTTTTTTGTCCTATGTTTCTATGGCAAATAATACCATTGTAAGTTTTATTAAAAAAATCAGATGATCCACTAATATCATACATTGTAACTTTTTTGTATTGACCACCCTCACTTTCAATTTTTCTTGGATGTGCGACTAAAAACACATGAGTATTTGTTTGTTGGCAAAATTGTGTGATATGTGATAATTCCTTACCTACATAACTAAAATCCTTTTGTGCTGAATGATCTAACATATTCCATGGATCTATAACACAAATATTAACACCCTTTTGAAATACTAATTGCCTAAATTGGTCCAGGATGCCTTTTAATGTAAGATTTTCTAAATCTATTTTTATCCAATAAAAATGTTCCTCTATAAAGTTTTTAACCTCATTTAAATCATCAATATTACAGCTTTTACCTTTTAATTTATCAGCTATTCTTTTAATATGTCCCTCATAAGGAAATGACTCAGGTGAGAACATTGCACATCTAAAATCATGATTGATGGCAACATTACATAATACTTGATCTAAAATATCCGATTTACCACTATTTGGTATTCCTGAAACTATTGACCATTCACCAAATTGTAATTTAAAGAACTCATTAGAACCTGGTAATCCAATATCAAAGTTTTCAATACCATTTTCATTATAGCTTAAAACATTTTGCCATATATTGTCAATATTAATTACACCCTCTAATGGAAAATCCTTAGCATCTTTTATAATGTTTCTAAGGGTTTCACTACCTTTTTCAATTAAAACCTCATTAGCATCATTAAAATCACCAAAATCAACATATTTACATCTATATGTACCTAATCTTCTAGCTAGTTCATTTCTTAATGCTAATCCAGCATCATCATTATCAGTACAAAGTATGATCTCTTTTTTGTTTTCAAAATATTCATAACAATTATCTAAATAATCTAATCTTTGATTGCCTTTACTTGCACCATTTGGAACACTACAAACACTATACAATCCACTCTCATGTAATGATAATGCATCCATTTCACCCTCAACTATATAACATTTTTCAACATCTTTTATATTATTTAATCCATAGAAAATTAATTCAGCACCACTAACCAATTTAAAGTTTTTTTCACCATCTCTATACTTTACATTTACAATTTGATTATCCCTGTAATAATTAAAGTTTATACACCGCCTTTTAGCTTGAACTTGAGGCATATATTCAACAGATTCACCTATTTTATAATGTGCCAATGTAGGTTCAGTAATATTTCTATTTCCAAACCATTTAATTACTCTTTCAGTTAGATTGATATTTATTTTTGGTGGTAGAGTATATTCAACTTTTGGTTTAAATTTCACATTACCATTCCAACCACAATGATGGCAATTATATAAACCCTCATCAATGTTTACCGATAAACATAAATCATTTTTATTTCTACGATTGTGTGAACATTTAGGGCATTTCGTTTTTGTATTGCCTTTTGTAGTTTTTAATACAATACCTAAATCTTGTAAATCTCTCATGTAATTCATAAATATTTTTTTAAATATAAAAATTTATTTTAAATATCTAAGTCATTTATGCACAATAAACTTTCTTTTTCAACAACATAAGATAAAACTCTTGTTTGTCTAAGGTTTGATTT